TGCGCAGATGATGGCAATACCGCTAATTAGCGCTACGTAAATCTCGGTCGGCATGCAGGCTCACAAACTGCTGCACTTTCAAGGGTACCTTGTCCCCTGTGTAGTACCTAATGTGCCAAGGCTCGGATTGCAGCTCGAAACAGAAGCCGTACCAGTCGGCGTTAGCAAGCATCCATTTGAGTCGATCACCGCTGGCGTTGCTTACGTCGACAGCCAGTCCAAGGTTGTGCATTGATGTGCCCGGTGTTGCCATTGGGGCCATGCCGGGCTTCAAGTAGTACTTCTGACCTTTGTAGGTGCGTACTGACGTGGTTGGAATAGGTGCTGTGGTGTATCGGGCCATAAAGCCTCGCTCCTGCGTCTCAAGGCTCCTGTACGTGTCTGCGACGCTTGTGGGCTTGAATGGCCTGATGCCGTCAGCGTGTGCAGCTCTACGCATAGCCTCCCACGCTTGAGCAGCCAATGGATGTAGTTGCCCATAGGGCCGAATTGTTTTGAGGAGGTAGGCAGGCAATCGCCCTGGTTGTACGCCTCGTAGGTCAGCAGGTAGGACTACTGGCTTGACCGGGTATTTCACTTGCGTCCGTACCGCGTGTCTTTAGTGTTTGCCCATGCGTAGATCATTGGCAGCACTGCTGCCAGCCCGGCCTTTAGCGCGTTTTCTACGTTGTAGTCGCTGGTGATAAGCACGGCGGCGCTTCCAGCGACGAAAGCTTTCAACCAATCTTCGAGCATAGAAATGTATTTGGGTGCCATTGCTCATCCCACTAATGCGGCAATTTCATCGTCGTCCAGCCCAAGTGCTGACAATTTGGAAAGGGCGCTGACACGTGCTTCGGCTTGTGCTTTTGCGGCAAACTGTTCCTGCGCTTCAGTTTCAACATCCTGTAAATGCTGTGCAAACTCGGCATCAGTCATTTCCCTAACTTCATCACCAATCTGAATAAATGGTTTGCTCATGGTTTCCTAACTTGTCAATCCGTAAACGTAATACGACCCGGTAATAGTTCCGCCAACGACGAAAGTGAGACCATCGTGAGCAGCCGCAACATTGTAAAGATTTCCACCAGCCACGCCTGCCGTGTTTCCACTTGACGCAGCGCCCGAACCTGTGCCACTCCACCATGTTTTAGTGCTCGCATTTGTTGGATCGTAAACGGTGAACTCTCCGTAGGCGGACTGACCGCTAGCCGCGTTGACGAATACTGCCGAGCTTGCTCCGTTACTGCCGAATCCGCTATAGACGCCGCTGTTGTCAATAGCCGCCCAACCGCCGAAATAATTTGACGCAGTTTGAGCCGAACCAGCAACATTGACTCGAACACCGACATTTTGTCCGGTACTTGTAGAAGTGACGTGCAGAAACACTCGGTAGTTTTTGTAGGTGCTGGTGAAGGTTGAGGCTGGCATGGATACTGACGCAACGCTGGTAAATGTGGCGCTAGTAATTAGCACCATCCCAGCAGCTGCTGCCGGGCCAACGGTTGCCCAAGCTGCGCCATCGTAATACTGCACAACGTTGGTTGACTCCAAATAACACAACTGGCCTTCAGCAAGAGTCTTTTCACCCGAACCACCAAACGCAGCGTCACGCTGTGTAGTACCAGCGAACACTGGAACACCAGTTCGAGCGCTCTGATTCATCTGATCGGCAGTCAGAACCTGTGCAGCCGTAAATGTTGGAACAGTTGTCTGTGCGTTAGCGCCCATGGTTACCTCATCCTAATACGTTTGTGCCATCAAGTTGACCGTACACCGGGTCATCCAAAATGAGTTGAAACACAACAGTGGTCGGAGCCGTGTAGTAGGTAATGCGATGGCCTGACGCAAAATTGATGTTGCCCTCAATGCCCTCAATGCTTAGCTCTGAAGTAATTGTTGACAGCCCAGTGATGTCTTTGGTGATGGTGATGGTGTCTCCGATGTCCACGGTGGCAGCCAGCGCTCGCTCGGCGTTGTCCAGCAGGGCAAAGCTGGTGCTGACAGCCGTAAAGCGTGGGGCGGGTTCCGCTTCCAACAGATAATCAGCCAAGTCATCAATCTCGCCTTGCAAATGCAACAGGCTGTTGGTGATCGACTGCGACTGAATAAAGTACGTGGCCTGACTGGTCAAGTCCTCAGCCAACGCATTCTTGCCGTCAAGCGCCTGCACGTACGCGCGATTCAGCACGCCATCAGCGTCAAACTCAATCTCCACGTTGTCATACGGTGTGTTGGTGTTGTCATCGGCAAACGTGATGACCGAACCGCTCAGTGTGGCTCCGATACGAGGCTGGAACGTGAACACGCCAGCCCGACTCATAAACACTCGGCCCTGTTCAGCCTGGTTGATTTGCGTGATGTAGCCGAGCGTGTTTTGCCCGGCATTGAGCGTGTATGAGCTGTCATGGCCCAAGTTGACCGTGCCCACGTCAATAGCCGTAGTGCCTGTGTAATTGACTTCTGGCAACGCTAGAACAGTCTCAATGCGTTCTCCCGAGGTTTCCGCACTCGGGTTGAACGCAGCCATTTGCGTCTGAGCCAGCAAATAGAAATCGTCCGAGCATTGCACAGCCACCGTGTTAGGGCCAGCCAAAGCAAACTCATAGTTGTAAGCCGTGACGTAGCCGACAAACAGGTATTCCGATGATCGGCTGAGCCTGACTCGACGCATAGGTGCAAGCCCGGGCTTGTCGTTGCTCGGGTCGTAATAGGGGCTGGCAGTGTCATACGGCCCCAAAATGCCCGTCTCGTCGGTCATGCGGAAGCTCATCGTCCCGGCACCGAACTGATCGTCAATGTTGCGGCGGCCTCGCTTGTAGGCAACCTCGGTCACATACTCGGTGATGTCTGCGTAACTAGTTTGCGGCCCCAAACCATAGGTGGTGTTATTCAGTACGCCTTTGGTTGCGTCATCCAACCTAAATGAGTTGTAGTCAAAGCCTGTGTCAAGCTCGAGCAGGTAACTACCTGATTGGACAACGCTGGCAGCCATGGTTACGCAATCTGTACGTCAAGTGGGCCGCTGCGACGGTTGTACTGTTTGAGCGCGTTTACGATGGTGTCACCAAGGCGCTCATCGGCAATTGTGCTGTTGACGGTCACGTTGTACACAGCCTGTTTCGGCGCGTATGCCGCGTCCAGCATGGCTGGTACTTCGTAGTAGCGGCTCTTGGGGTCATACACCGAAGGGTCAAACGGTTGCACGGTCATTTGACCGCCACCGCCACCGCGACTACCACCGCCACCGCCACCTGATGGGGCAGGCAACGTCACCGGGGCAATGGCCGGAATGCTTGGTACTTGAATCATGCGCTCTACTCGATCAGGGCCAGCAGTCGTACCAGCAGCGCTGCTCGTGGTGCCACCGCTACTGATGTTGAAGCGTGGCAGGTTGATGTCGCCTAGTTCTCCGATGTTGACACCGGGCAGCAGGTTTAGTCCTTTGATGACAAGGTTTATCATGCTTACGTACGTGTTGGCGATGCTCTCAAAAATGCCGATGATAAAGTTGCCCATGGTGGCAAATGCGTTTTTGACGCTGCCAGTCTTAGCGACTAGCACACCAAAGCCAGCCACTAACAGCGCTACAGCCGTAACGACCAGGCCAATTGGGTTGGCAGCCATTGCAAGGTTCAACGCCAACTGAGTCACGGTGATGACTTTCATTACTGCGTTCAATGCGAGAATTGCCCCGGCAAGGGAGCCGACCACAGCCATGACCGCAAGCACCTTGTCAGTGTTATTTTGTACGTATACAGCAAACTTTTGCAGTACCGGCAGCAAACGCTCAAGGATAGGCAAAAATGCTGCGCCAATAGATTCTTTAGTTTCTCCAATGGTCAACGACAAGCGCTTCATTTGACCTTCAGCGCTGTTGGCAGCCACAGCTGCTGAACCTCCCACCGTGCCAGCCACAGCCGCAAACACCTCGTCAAGTGACGCACCTTCCTTGATAAGGCTGCGTACCGAGGGCAGCAACGTACCGAGCGCTTTGGTGTTGCCACCGTACGCCTTAGCAATGGCATCCGTAGCCGTGCCCAAATCAACGCCAGTAGCCGCAGCGATGTCAAGAGCCAGCGTGAGGCCATCCTGTGCCGAAGTCATCTCTCCGGTCACCTGGACAAGCGAGGCCAGGGCTGGGCGTAGCTCATCGTCAGCCACAGCAGCCGACATCATCGTTTTCTCAATAAAAGCCTCAGCGACCTTGATGTTGGCTTCGCCAGCCAGTGTGTTATTTGTAATGGCCTGGGCGAGCAGGGCTTGTGCTTTTGCGTCCTCAATGGCGGCTTTAGTTGCGTCACCAATAACGACAGCCAGCCCACCGATAGCCGCAGCTGCCGGGATGGCAGCCTTCTTGAGGGCAAACTGGGCTTTAGCGCCAGCGCCCTCGAGCTGTTTGAACTCGGCAACAGCCTTTTTGATACCTGCACCGTCAAACTCGGAGACAATAGGTATTGATACAGCCATGTCAGACTCTCACATCTCGGTTGACGCGTTCCATTAGATCATTCACGATAGCCCTGATGGCATCCTCGACATCTCCACGCTTGCGTTCGTACGAAGGCCACATCAAACGAGATGCTTTACCGAAACGCTGGTCTAGGGCATTTATCATTACTTTGCCGGAGCCGGAACCAAATGAGCCGCGTCCTGAAATGTCAAACAGTCGAGCACCTGGTCCAGTCCAACGAATGTAGAACGTTGCAAGGTTTGTCATGAATGCGCTATGCCGACCTGCGCCTTTGCGCGGTCTTTTACCTGATACGCCAGCTTTGACTGCTTTGCTGGTGTAATCCCACGGCAAAATTGCATTTGCGCCGGAGCGTCGTTTTTCCTCAGCCATAACACTTGCCCAGGCATCTTTACGTGCCAAACGTTGGTTAGGGCCACGACCTTGCGATGGATCCCAGCCGCGCTTGAAGCCGGACAACGGTGGGCCTTTAGGGAACTTGCTTGAAATTTCGTCCACGACTGGTTGCACAACTTCTCGGTACCGTTTTGTCAAATCGCGGCGAGCAGTCTTGTCCATCTTGTTCAGTTCGCGCAGTGCATCTTTGATGCCCACAACTTGAATGTCTGTACTAACTGCCACGTTGTTGTTGCTTTCTCGCCAGCAGTAACACGGTAGCCAAATCCTCAGAATCAAACTCAATGTTCGGAGGCCACCACCCGGTAGCCAACAGCAATTCCGCTAACTGGCGGCGGACGCTGTTGCTTCCGTAGGGTTTGCGTGGGCAGTCTCCACTACCTCAAAATCCTCAACGGAGACAAGCCAAGTGTCATAATCGCGGCCCTCACGCTTATTGACGTTGAGCTGATGCCACGCCATAAACATGATGTCATCAATGCCGATACCAGCCTGCAGATCGCTGGCGCGGCGCTTGAACTTGCGTTCCCACGCAGCAGCCGTAGCGATTGTCGTTGTGACTTGCTCTGTAACCAACTCCGCTGCTGGTGTCTTGAATGACACCTTGATGGTTAGTTTCACGGGGTCACGTCCTCAACCAGCACGCCGCCCGTGATCGTGATTTCTACTTCAGAAAGCTCACCGACCGAGCCGTTCACGACATCCAGAGACTCTAAATACCCGCCAGTAATTTGCATTTCTGGATTTGTAGTGCTGATAGCGGCAGCCGAATTGGCTTTTACTGCGACGTACACGTTGGTGCCAACAAGGCTGGTCAGGTCAACGTAAGTGCCTGGGGTGCTCGAGTACTCCATCAGCAGCGTGGCGGTCACGGTCACGTTGGTGAGTCCACCAACGAACTGGCGGCCAGTGTTACCAAACGAAGTGGAGTCGAGCGCTTCACGCGACTTGGTGACAACGACAGACTTGCATTGGTCGGTCAGGTCTTTGACTCCAGCAAGGTTCGGGCCGATGCCGAAGGATGGGGAAGCCAGGTAAGTGGTTGCGTTAGCCATGTAGCGAATCTCCTCTACGTCGAGGGTCGCTGCTTACCCGTAGGGCAGTCTAGTAGCCCTAGGGGCTTACTTTGGTGCGTATTGTCAGCTCGTAGGCAGGGTAGTCAGCGCCACCATACGACACCGTGGTTGGGCGTGCATCCGTCAAGCCGATTTGTGCAGCGCGAATCAAATCAATGTTGTCCAGCAGGCTGTCGAGCGTCCTATTATCACCAGTGCCCAGGGCAGTCATTACGACACGGAACTCCATGTCAGCGACCACGTTCGTTGCCATCATGATGGTCGGTGCCTCGACTAATGCGCATGGTGGGTTCATGTTGCGTGGATCATCAAACACACGCAGCCCAGTAATGGTTTGCAGTTTGGTGACCAGTTGGTCGTAACCATCCTTGAACATGTTTGCCATGTCAGGCCACCTGTGGCTTATTGACTCCGAGCAAACGCAGGATTTGACCGTAGTTGCCTGTGACCGGGCCACCTGTGGCTAGTGGGTCAAACGACGCAAACGCCTCCGTGGAGCCTCGCTCACGGTACAGAATTGCCGCGTACTGAACAGTGCCAAGCTTGACAGCGCCATCAGGCACAGTGG